AATACTCGAAGCATACACAAATCCTTGACCGCCTGATATCTTATCATCAGGGTCAAACATATCTTGTGATGCGTATGTGTGATTAGTTGCTACCATGCCTACATTGTAACTACCAAACATGTTTACAGTGTTTCTTACAAGTGCTGTCAGTGCCTTAGGCTTACGCCCCATGTCACCTTTCATATCACCTTTAGTAAACTGATCAACATCAGTTGGTGTTAGTAGCATACCTAAACTATCAATTACAAACAATACTTTAGGACGTTCTGAAGAATCAAGATCTCCAAAGTCGTCTTTATAATCTGCCATAAAGTTTGAAACTGTTTTTGCAACGTCATCAATCATACTCATTGATAGACGCATTAGTTTGTCTTCAGCAGTATCTACTCCAAGTGCTTTCAACCACTTTTCGTCAAGTGCATTCTCTGAGTCGATTAGTACTACAAAGATACCTTGATCTTGAGCGGCCTTTACAATGTTACCTGAAGCAAAATAACTTTTGCCTGCTCCGGATTCACCTGCAAACACTGTAACCTTACCTAGTGGAACACCTTTGTGAAAGTCGCCACTAATAAGATAGTTTAGTGCATAGTTGCCTGTGCTTACCCAGTCTGTTGGATCGTTAAAGCCAACACCAAGTCCTGTAATAGACTTGGTGAGACCTTTACGAAACTTTGATACATCAAATGGTTTCGCCATAATTACTCCTTACGATTGACGGTTACGAATCATTGCTAAAATATCTTGAGCACGTTCGCTACTTGGTTTATCGTCGCCTTCAGGTGCACTAGTTGCCGCCGGAGCAGTTTCTTGTACTGCCGGAGCCGCTTCTGCTACTGGCTCAGGTGTTACTGCTGGAGCCGGAGTTGCTGTCGGAGCCGCTGGTGTATGCTTTGGATCACCAGTTGGAGCACTCATGCCTGGAGCACGAAAGTACTGACCAAAACGATCTGGATCATATGCTTCACCATCTACTGATGCTTCAAACATATCCTGCATTACTTTAACTTCAACTTCAGAAGGTTTCTTAGGTAAAAAGTCATTTAAGTTATGCAAACCATTTGCGTCAATTGCCGCTTTTTCAATCTCAGTTACTGCACGTTCTCTACGTGACCATTGTGAAGTTGAATAATCAGCATATCCACCTTTAGAAGTTTTCTTAATTCTAAAGTCTACACCTCTTGCATAGTCTGTTGGCAATTCTTCCATTTCAGGATCCATTAACGCACCCTTAATGATTTGAAAGATTTGTGGTCCAATAATAAAACGTCTAATTGGATTTTCTGGAGTAGTATCATCACTAATTGGATTATCTACTACAAAGCCTTGGAAAATATAAGAACGTTTTTTCCAATATTTTCTGCCTTGTGCTTCCAATGATGGATCTTTAAACCAACCACGTACTTCATTAAGAATGTTACATGATTCGCCATACATTTCCATACATGGAACGTTTACTGTTACAGGACGTGAATCAGTTTGTCCTTTAATTCCAGCAAATGGAAGTTTGATCATCAAACGTTCTTTCCAAAAGAATACGTTATCAGAATCAGAGTCAGGAAGAAAACGAAGTACTGCTTCGCTACCTTCTGCCATATTCCAATGTGGGTAAATTGCGTTATCGCCGCCGCTGTTTTTGTTGCCTCCGCCTTTACGATCTTCTTGTTCACGTAATTTTGCACGGATTTCTGCTAGTGTTGCCATAATATAAGCCTCCTATTTGTTTTGCCTTTATGTGCCTGTTGGTAGATAATCTCTAACAACTATCTACTATTATATTTAGTCTTGACGTAAAAGTCAAGTTTAATTTAGAAGTTTGTTTACCAAAGTGGATTATTTTGTGGTGTAAACACAAAATTAATAATCATTCTTCTTAAAACATCTGAACTTGGGTTAGAACTAGCATGGAAACGGTTGCTTGGAAAAATGAAACAACGTCCCTTTTTTGCTTCTATTTCTTGTTCAATTTCTAGATCTCCTAATCCTTGCTTTAAAGAATTTTTGAAAAGCCTTGTTGCACCACTACTATCATGAAGATAGTAAATCATGCTCATGCTTTCGTCTTGTGGACTATCAATATGTGGAGGATTGTATGTTGTAGTTGGATCAGTTCCGTCGGGTATCATTAAATTACTTTTTACACGTTCGATAGATTTAATTGTTAATCCTGTTTCTTTTTCCAAAAAGTAAAAGATAGGCTTAACCATTTCCCATGTATAACAAGTTATATTGTTTGCTGGATCTAATATTGTATGCACAAACTGTGGAGATTCTTTTATGTCTTTATTGTTGGCTAGATAGTTAAGTTCCCAATCTGCAAAACCACTTGTGTTTTGTTGCCATAACCATTGGACATTAGGATCTTCAAAAACCATTTGCAGGTGATCCTGCATAGTGTTGGGTAATACGTTGTCAAATACTTTGTACATGCAAGTATTTAACTTATATTTTTAATGGGTGTTATAATCCGGCTAGTTCTTTGATACGTGCTAATTCTTCGTTAGTCGCGTTAGTCATTTGTACTGCTTGTAACCCTTTTTCTTTTAACATAGAAATGTAATCATCACATACTTTTTTAGCATAGTTGCCATCTGCATCGTCGTCTTGACTAGATTTTAACTTTTCAATGTCTTCGATAGCATCTTGTACAGTACTTGCATCGTCAACTATTTTTTCACAATCTGTCGACGCTATATCATAAGCACTGCCGCCTTCGCTAACATCTTTAGATTTTTTCATTGCTTGTACAACATCTTCGGGTTTCATGCCAAGTTCTTTAGCAATCTCGTCTACACTTTTTCCATCTTTTTGTAACTTGTACATATATGGAATTGCTTCACTAACATCGTCGTCTTCAACTTGTACCTCGTTACCTGATAGTTTGGATACAAACTTCTCGACTAGATCCCCTACGGAATCGCCAAAACGCTTACGAGCGGATATTACCACTCCAGTTTCACCTTTTGGAAACGCCCCAGTTTCTTTATCATAGAATGAGCGTACAAACTCAATGACTTCTTCGGTACTTGCTTTTTTGTCTTTAGGCTCTTCTTCTTTTTCGTTGCCTGGGAGAGACATAGCACCGTCTTTGTCAATAGTTACATCTGTAGTATCGTCTTCTTTCATATCACCAAAATCTAACTGTCCTAGTATATTAGGCATATTATTTTTAATATATGATTGTATTAGTGGTCTTGCATCTGCATCTGCATCATTATCTGCAAGAGCAATTATATCTTTCTTAAAAGTTTCTTCATCAATAATACCTTCAAGGCTACTAATTGCATTTGTTCCGTCTGGACCTACTGGTAGGTTTTTATCTATCATTTTATTTAAGATAGCAATTTTTTGTTTGTCAATTGTTTCATCGACAACTGATTCTGCCCATGATTCAAAATCGTCTTCAGGAGTATTAATTGATTCAAAATCACCGTGCCTTTGTGCATCTCTATACATGTCTGCTTGGTCGGCCATTCTGTCATTGTAGTCTTGATAAACCCAATCTATATATGCAGGAAGTTCTTCTAACTCTGCCATGTCTGCATCATCTACTTCTGTGCCGTCTGTGTATTTTACACCAATATCTGTAACAAAGATCATATCACTAAAATCTTGCATATCGTATTCGATAGTATCTGTGTCAATCTCTTTGCCTTTAAAGATAATTGCGTCATTACTTTCATCTAACACATCATCTAAACTAACTGTAGTTTCGCTAATACGTCTTTGTTGAATCTTATGTAGTAATGGAAACATATCTGTTAAATCTTGATTGAACTGTGGTATTGTAAAAGCATTGGTAAGATCATTTACAATGTCTTCTCCCAATTCACTGTCCCCTGCACCCAGAGGCATAAAGTTTTCTTTTTGCTGTGTGTAGTATGCTTGTGATTGTAACTTTTTAACGTGTGTTCTTAAATTATCAAGTTCAACCTGAGCGCCTTCAATAATATCATTTGAAGTAGTATTCATGAAGTCTTTGTGTTGTACATAACGTTTGAATGTGGATAGTTTTGCAATATTTCCAGAAGTTTCAATAATGTGTGAACCAAATTCGTCATGTGGAACGCCGCCATTAGCAACATGTCGAGCCATTGCTCTAGCACCTGCTAAATGATTAAATGGATATTTAAAACGTTCGCCTGAATCATTTTCAATGAATAATGTTTGAATATTACGTGCTCTAGCACCCATTTGTTCTGCATTAATTTCTTTTTTGTGTCTTATAATTAGTTTTGTTTTGTCTAAGTTTTCGTAACTAGACTTTGTACTTCCATACATCGCTGACTCCTGAACGTTATTACTTAGATATTTATAATCTCTTTTATCTAAATTTGATTTAGCAATATCTTTAGCATCAAACCCCATTAAGTGTTTCTTACTAAAAAACCGCATTTCTTTTAAAAAATTATACCAAGCGTTTTCAACTGCTTCATTGGCATTCTCTAGCATTCCCTGGCTGTAATACAGTTTTAGTGTATCTGGATCCTTAATACTGATGCTTACAGCACCTTGATTTTCATTGTTAACAACGTAGTCAAAATCGAAAAATCTTGCTTGGCTTTCCTCACTAGTTGGTGCCCCGTTTTCATCTCCCATTTCGATACGTGGAAAACGAGAACGAATCTTCTCAAATAATGATGATGCTATTGAATTTAAACCCTTCATGTATGTATTTATACTATTAGTACGAAACAAATACCGGCATTGGTAGTATCGTTTCTGAATTAATATCCTTCATTTTTTCATATATCGCAGGATCCCAGTCGGCTAATATCTGTTGCATACGTACATTTAATAGTGTAGCACTAACTAAATCGTCATGCTCGCCTGTCTTAGCACCAAATGTTGTACCGTGTGCTACAAATGCCTTAAGTTCACTTATAAGTGGTTTACTGCGTATCTTAAGTTTACTCTGCTCTAACAAGAACTTGAATTTTGCACAAGCACTCATTTTTGTTTTATGTGTAGTATTGAATCCTTTTCTAAATTTACGCACATGCCCTTTTCTAATAGGTTCACTTAAAAACATACCGTAAATGTTTTCTTCACCGTAGTCTTTAACTGAAACAAGTGCCGCTTCGCCTATGGCGTTATTTTCAATTGAGTAGTATACTTGAGGCAATCGTCCATTCTTTTCTTCACACTGTTCTTTTATTGTTCTAGTGATATCAGCAAGAATTCTAATTTGCCCTTGTATTGGTGTTAGATTGTGTTGCCATTCTGCTACTTGTTCAAACGTTGGCAACTCAAATACTTCAATGGCCGCGTAATCACCTCCTGTTCCTAAACTTGGATCCATGCTAACAACATATGTCATTCTGTCATCGCATTCCTTATACCATCTTGTTTGTCCAAACTTTTTAGAAGGATCTTGTCCTTCAAGTTCGGCAAGACGTACTGAATTAATTAATGTTTCATCAAAGATTAAGAATTCACATTCATGCTCACGTCTAAAACGTTCTTCACCAATACGTGATTTTTCTTCTGCGGCCCATGCGTCATCTCTATCTGGATGTTCACTCCAATGAGCAGTAAAAGCAAAAAACCCGTTAACACCTACTTCTGTATCATTGCCATGTTCGTCAAACCGTTTCATTGCTTCTGTCCAAATAAGTGCAAATTGATCTTCGTCACTGTTTGGAGTAGAAGTAATAATTGCTTTACCACCTGTTGCTAGTGTTGGTGAAATTGCAGTCCAGAATTCTTTGGCAATAGTAGGATTAACAAATGCAAACTCATCACAGTACAATAATGATATGGACATACCACGTCCTGTATTGTCTGTTGTTGTTTGTGATACAATACGTGATCCGTTATCAAATTCCATTGACCCTTTGTTATATGAAGTTACACCACATCTAATATGATCTGGACAGTCTTCGTAAGCATAACGAATACGATGCATAATTTCTTGGGCACCTGCATATTTGTGTGCCGCAATAAGCACAGTTACATCAGGATTAAACATTGCATACCACAACAAATAACCTGCCGCTGTTGTACTTTTACCTGTTTGTCTAGGTAACATATTAATATTAAATCTATGATTGTGATATGAGTTTACTAACCTTTCTTGAAATTCAAAAGGTTGAAACAACAATTTACCTTGCGTAGGATGTTGTATATAAAAGAAGTTATCCATGAAAAACTTTGCACCTGTTATGGGATCCATACAGGCTTTTAGGTCTTCAATTTGTTCTTTTGTATATCTAGTCTTCGAGTGTGCTTTTTTAACAAGTACGCCGTCTAGACTTTTTGCTTGTTGTGCCATACTAGTATTTAGTGGGTTTTAAATGGGTAGTAATTACTTTGGCAAAATAATGCCGGACGGCGATACATTACTAGGTTGATATTTTTTAAGCGTATTAAACATACTAGTAACATCAGTATTACCGTCAAATTTTTCTAATCTTTTTAGTAAATTTGCAACTTTAGGATTAGTAGGATCTAAAAATATTTTTTCACCCGTTTTTAGATTAGTAAGAACTCTCATTTTTCCTTGCACATCCATCATAATATCAGCATTCTTTACAGCGGCTATACCTTTTAAAACACTTTGATTAACTTTAGTAATATCTTTTGCTGAACTTATAGTTGGAACTTTCTTTTGCTTTGCTAGTTCTTCGACAAGTTTTTTGCCTGTTTCTTCTAGATCTTTTGCCGCTTTCTTATTTGCTTTAACTTTTTTGATCATATTCTTTGACAGTTTATATACGCCACCGCCGACAAACATAAGTGCAATATCTATATATAGATTACGTATTAATGCTACTGCCGCTTGATCTGGGCCTTTGCCAAAGTCACTAGTTAGGTTGCACCACCCTTCCTTCGCGTAACCATTTTGTTTAAAGAACTCTCCGCACTCTGCTGATGGAGTTTCTTCTGTAAAAGGAAGTGCTTGAATGTAAACAGACCAATCACCGTTTCCATCTTCATACATTTTTATTAGTTTTTGTATTGCCGCATAACTGAAGTATGCCGTAGCAACTGCTGAACCGATTCGTAACCCCCAAATAAGAGGAGCAACAAATGCTATTTCGTTTAGTTGTTGTTCAGAGAGGTCAGTCTTTTTTTTTACGTCTGCACTTTCGTTAACAAATGTAATGTATTCTTGGCGTAATGCCTCTTCGACATCTTCGAGTGGATTGTCGCCTCGCATTGAAAATTTACGAGGTAATTTCTTAATTTCTGTTTTGCCGTATTGTTTTTCTAAACTGTCTACGCTATATTTTTCTTGATCTTTTTCTTTGCCCATTGAGTTAGCAAAGCCTTCTGGTGTTTCATCTTCACAACCACAATCGTCATTAGCATTAATGTCGCCATCACTTTTCATACTCATGTGTGGTGCATCGCTTTGTGGCATCATGTCTTGTCCTACTGGTTCCATACCAGCAAGTTTCATAATTCTTTGTAGTGCAGGTAAATCCTCTGGTGAATCAGCAGTAATTGTAATTGCTTCTTTAATATCTTCTTTTTTAAGATCGTCTTTGCCTTTACCGTCAATAGCATAATCCGGAACCATTTTACCTGTCTTAGGATCTTTTACCATCTTCTTTTTGCCTTCATTCATATTTTTATATGCTTCAGGTGTTACCCAACAGTCGTCGGATGGATCAGCGCCATCATGGGCACAATCACAATCTTTATCTGGTCTATCAAAATGACATCCGCAATGTTTACAAATTGCATCTTTTGCTTCATTTAAGCCTTCGTTGTAATAACCTAAACTTTTTAATTTAGTAATAACGTCAATCATTTCATGTGTAGCCATAGTATTAACCTTCTTCTTTTTGTCTATCTTTTGCTTCTTTAGCAAGAGTTTGTAGGAATGTTTCTTTACCTTTTTCAGTGACATTTAAATCATCTTTGTTAACTTCAGGTCCGTCATACTTATATTCGCCATCCATAAGTTTTGATTCATATGTTGTGTCTTCATTTTCTTTTTGATATTCTTCATATGGTTCGCCTGGTTTACGTACTCTAATATCTTCAACACTAATATTTGTAAAATTAGCAATGTAGTGTTTTAATTGATCCTGTGTAGTAGGATAGTTTAAAGTAGTTTCATATACAGTAACTTCTGAATTTGTATTTTGTGGAAAATCTAAAGGTACACTTTGAATAGGAGTTTTCTTACCTGCTGTAAGATTTGCAATTTCATATTTTTTCAAAGCAGTTTCCATTCTATCTTCAAAATTCTCTGGTAATTCTCCAGCAACTTTAATGATAAAATCATATTGCTTATTTGCTTCTGATAGATATTTTTTAAAACTCATGATTACTCCTAATGTATAGTTATTTATCTTCTTGCTTGTTTAAAATCTCTTGTATGAGTGAGTTTCTGTCGATGATAACACCCTCACTATCTAGTGTATTTGTTGTGTCGCCTGCTTTTTGGTCAATTTGTTGCTTTTTAAGTTGCAATTCGACCATTTTTAGTTTTTTATCTAGTTTAGCACTTTTAGCATCGATAGCATTCTTTAAACTACCTACTGCGACTTCAAAAACACGGCCAGCATAACGTGATTCTACGTTCATGCCTAAATCCATTAGATCTTCATACGTTGTTTTTGCCTTGTCTGCAAGTTCGTCAAGTTCTTTATCCGCAAGTTCGCCTAAACCTTTTACCATTGGAAGAGCGGCTGAAATTTTATCAAATTCGGCCATGCTACGTTCCATTTTTTGAACCTGTTTAGTCGGCGCTTGTTCTTGTTTTGGTTCTTGTACTTGTTCCATTGTTTCTTTGACTTCTGGAAGATCAAGTAATTCTTCTAATTTCTTTGTCATAGTAGTACTTATCTCTTACCTGTATGGAACAAATCTTTTTCTGTAACAATCCTAAAAAATATTCCATTTTGTTTTGCATATTTAGAAGCGGCTTCCCACTTTGCTTTGTTTTTAATATACTGTGCTTGATTATATTGACTTTTGCCCACTCGTTCTCGAAGTGTTTGATTCTCTGGTTTGATTTCAATTAGTTCTGCTTTTGTTTTTCCTTTTTTATTACTATATACAATAAAAAAGTCCGGAACATATACTGTATACTTTCCTGTTAATGGATCTCTATAAGGAATTTTAATACTTTCACTTGCCCATTTTGCAATGGCAGGATGTTCGTCGCACAACTTCATAAAATGCCATTCCCAACTACTACGATACATAGGTGTTTTAGTTCCTATATATTTGTCAGGATTTTTAAGATCGTATCTTCCTTGGGCAAATTTTAGAGCCATGGTTATGCTCCGTCAATAATATTTCGTTTAGCACTATTAGTAACTTTTTGTTTTGCTGTTCCTAATGTACTTGATTTAGGTCTGTTAATGTTTAAAATTTCACCTAGTAAATCAGTAAGTTCCATCTTAGTAGTTTGTCTTAGTTCATCAAACACTGTCATTGGATCTACTTCATCAATGTTACATTGTTTTAAAATAATATTTGTAGTTTCTTGAGCAGTTTGTTCTGCCATACCTTTATTAGTTAATAAATCAACAAATGCAGATACATCAGATGTTTTTAAATTAACTTCTTGTTTATTATAATTGTTAAAAAAGTCTGTTGTTGCTTGACTACTATTATTTGAATTTGTTTGATCTGCTGTTGTATATATATTTGAAGCCATGTTAATTTACCTGTCCTTGATTAGAAGTAGTCGTTCCAGTGGTATTCGTTCCAGTGGTATTATTATTTGTAAGTTGGCCGGAGGCACCTGATGGATTACCTACGTTTGCTTTCGTTCTTTTTGCATTATCAAATTTATCAACACCTTTTTGATCTATTGTTTGTCTAGCACTATTAACTAAACTTTTTTCTGTAATTCCTTGTACTTCTCTACGTACACCTTCTTTGGTAAGTTGTTTTGCATTCTCAACTGTATTTTTTGCCTTAATCGCTGTTCCAATTAACGCAAAAGGATTTGCAAAAGCATCGCCACTAGCAATGTCACCAAACACATCTAGGCCGCCTGCTAGTACACCACCTGCCCCAAAAAATCCTGCTGTGCCGCCTCCCATTACACTTAATGGTGACGGTGTTCTGTCATAGTGCAGTGTTGCGAATCCTGTAGGATTGTCTGTTGTAATTCTTCCTGTTGCATATTTTATACCTTCGTATATTACAACCATTTGATTTTCTCTTGGTTGACTATCGCCGGATGTCATACTCGGTGGATCCCAACTTTGAATCATAGGATTAATTAAAGTAAACTCTGAAAACTGATGTCTTGCTAATTGATAAATGCTTATACCTTCAGGTTGAAAGAAATTTACATTTCTATCACTGTTCATACCAAACTTAACAAAGTTAGCATCTTGATAAGGTGTTTGTTTGTATAATTCTTGATAATATAAACTATCATTATAATTTGCTTTAAAATATTGTTGCCAAAATCCGTTTACTAATCCGTCATTATCATCATGAAAGGTAATGTTAACAGGTGCATAAGAAACAGATGTTTGATAATTTGTTTTCTTACCGTATTGATTTTTTGTATCTGTTTGAACTTGCACTCCGGGCAATTTAACATCTTTAACTAATAATCCGCATTCAATTTGTGGTGCACCTTTGGAAAATGCACGGTTAGGTGATCGTATTGCAAGATTTTGAATATTAAATGTTACGTGATATAGAAACCCTACCTTAGGTGCTAGTCTCATTGTTTGATCAGTAAACAATCTTGCGGCGTGTTGATAATCACGCATGTCGCCTTCGCCGCCAAATATACCGCCGAAAACATTTCCTAGAAATTTAGTTAACTTAGCCATACTATTATTTAGTCGTAAAAAAAGGCCGGAGAGTTTTAAGTCTCCGACCTCTTAGAATAGTTTTTATACTATTAACCTGTTGCTAACGTTCTAATAGTTCTACCAATTGCGGAACCAATTCCGTTTGGTTGACCAGCGCCATTAGTTTGAATAGCATTATCGTATTGGATCTGCATCTGGATATCAACCGGATTTGAATCGCTGTATGATAATTGGTTGTAGTTAATGTCTTGTACAAAGCAACCTACTAACTCGAAAGTTTCAAGAACGCTAGGAGCATTCGCGCCATTGCCACCATCAAGTATTTCGATTCTGCCTTTGAACTTGTAGTCAACACCACTTGCCGCACTTGATTGTTCAAAGAAATCAAATTGCTTCTGAAGTTGCTCACCACACAGTTTGTTAACTGAGTTATTTACATCATCTCTTAAAGTGATTGTTATTGGTTGCCATGTATGTTTACCAGCATAGTAAACTTTTGAGTTGTAAACATCAATTGCTACAGATTCAAAGTTAACGTTAGGTCTGGTTACATCAATGACTTGCTTCGTTAATTCTACACTTGGACTTCCAGCGCCAAAATTTTCAAGTGATACTCTAAAGCGATACTTTAGTTTCGGCATCAACAAACCTTGTGTTGAGGCTGACTGGTCACTTGCTAATGGAACTGTAAATCTACTTAAACTTGAAATTGCCATTATATTGCTCCTTTTACAGTTTTATTTATCTTCATTATTGGGCCCCCAAAGTTGCTATTTCGCCTGTGTTCTTTAAGCGTAATGGTATGTAGATAAACTCAACAGCCTTAACAGGTTCAATAGCAATGTCTAAGTATAGTTCATTTCTATCAATTCTGCTCGGAGTGTTATTAGTGTCATCACATACAACTAGGAAGTCATACAGTGCTCTTTGACCTACTAACTCAAGCAACAAACTTTCTGCCGCTTGTTTGATCTCGTCACGTGTAATCTTATCGTTTGGTTCAAACAAGAATGGTTTAGCAAGTAAACTTAATTGACGTCTTAAGTACGCTGTTAAACGTGCTACGTTAATTCTGTCTAATGCTGAAGCGTTTCTTGCTCTTGTATTTTGTCCAAAGTTAACCAAACCACTTCCAGTAATGAATGTAATTGGATTAATCTTAGCACCTAACATTGTATCTCTTGTTCCGTCGTTTAATGAAGTTGGTGTAAATTCACCTTCATCATTAATAAACCCAACACTTGATGCATTGCTAATACCTCCACGTCTTGTACCTGCTGGTGCAAACCATGGAAATGATACTTGATCACTTAATGCAATAGTTCTTAGCATCATGTGACTTGGTGGAACAACAATATTGTTTCCGCTTAGGTCTGTTGTAAATCCTGATGGATAAAATGCCGCCATATATTCATCATATGTTACAAATCCATCTTCACCATCTGCTAATGCATTGTTTGAATTCATTCCGTAACTTTGAATTTCAGTTGCACTTGCTTTAAGTCTGAATGGTGTATCTGCTACAACAAATCCAGTAATACCTCTATCAATGTTTAGGCTAACAAGATTGCTTGTTAGTTCTGGATATCCAGGAGCCGATAACAATGTATATGCTCTTGTTTCTTCATCTCTTAAATCATCGTTAGTATCTACTGCCGATTTCAATGCCGCAACAACATTTTTACGTTGTGCTTTACGTCCAAATAATCCTGAACCATCTTCAGCAGTTGTATTATAACCAACCCATCTATTAACTTTGTATGATGCCATTGCTTCATCTGTACCACCGTCATATGCTATTCCAGTACCTTGGAAACGTTTGTTACGACCGTTGTTCTCATTAATATTAATATGTGTTGTTCTAAAGATTTTAACATTATTTCCTGAACGTCTAGTATTCCATAATAACATACCTCTTGGATATAAGTCTGGATCTGGAGCATCTGGATCTATGTAATCACTTGATATTAAGTCCTCTATAGTTGCCGCTGTATCACCAGTAGCACCTGCTTTACCATAACGTGCATCAGCAAATAAAATGCCATCTTCTGAAGTTTGATCAGTTACATCAACTGTTGTCCACTCTAGATTTAGTCCATCATATTTGTAAATCTTTTGTCCGTATGTTTCAGTGTTTCCTGAATTAATCCAAAGATCACCGTTTACTAACGCAGTGCCATCTGATTGTACAGTTGGTTCTGTTGCTGAAACAATAGGTCCTTTTGGATCTGAGTCACTATATACTTTATTGTAACCTCTCCATGTAGTACCATCATGTACCATAATGTCTACTTCGTCAAGTGTTGTGCTGTACCATAGTGTTCCTTCTGCTGGATCGCTAGTTGGTGCACCTGCTTTTGCTTCATAAGTTAGTGGCTTCCAATTTGAAATCACTAAATCATCTGTTGCTTCGCTACCTGCCGCATAAACATTATCCACAGAACTTGTAAATCCTGCAATAGTTAATGGAGTACCGTTACCATCTTTTAATCTAATTTCTCCGCCAATTGTATGACTAATTTTAACATTGCCATTAGCAGTTACTTCAGCAGTTACATTTGTTAAGCCTGCATCACTAATTGCTTCAACTAGTGAATCTGCTGTAGTACCTGTGAAACTTACACTTGCACTTGTAAATGCTGTACTTCCTGCTCTTGTTTCAGAAATTGTAAATGTTTTAGTTCCTGCCGCAATAGTTGGATTAGCAACGCTTCCTGTTGCACTTGTTGGACTTGGAATTAATCTTCTATGCAATTTGAAATCAATAATAGGATTAGTATCTTCACTTGTATTTGCTAATGCAAATAAAGTTCCAGTTGCAATGTTTTTTCCACCTGCTGTGTCAAGTGCTTTAATTGCTTCTGCTGTGCTATTATAAATTGGTGTACTTACAGTTGACCATAATCCAGTTCCTGTGCTGTAAAGTTTTACTTTTAAACTAGCACCTACGTTTGGTGTAGTAGTTTTCATGTAAACTGAACCAGTTGGTCTTAAACCACTGTAATTAGAACCTGCAATTTCTACAGTATCAGTTGCTTTCCATAATGGAACTTTACTGTGTGCTGAAATTTGTGTTTCTGGTGAATGATAATAACCTGCTGTAATACCTAAGTCAGTTAAAATAGTACCTGTACCTTCTGCAATTAAAATTGCACCGTCAGTTGTTGTACCATCTGAACTTGCAGTTCCGTCGGAGTAAATTTTAACTCTGTCGTTAGCATCAAGTTTAGCACCAACACCTGTAATACCTGCACCGTTAATTGCTGTAACAAGACTTGTTGGTGTTGTACTTGCATTGTTAACCTGTGTACCGTTAATTACTATGTTAGTTGCACCTAAAGTTGAAGGTGTAAGTGTAGCAGTAATTGTTGGCCAACTTGATTTCCAAGTTGTAGAGTTCCAAGTTGTTGAAGAAGCAAAACCTGCCGCATCAAACGCTGATTCATTATATGAACCAACTTGTACCCAAATATTATCTTCGTTTTTGTACCAAATTTTATTTTCTGTGTTAAATGTAACAACAGCGTAATCGCCTTTTGCTCCAATACTTCCTTTAATGCCTGTGTATGTTGCGCCACTTACACCTGAAAGATCAGATGATGCACTAATGATAGTTGGTGTCTTATTTGCGAATGTTTGTGTAGAACCGTTCCACTGGAAAAGTCCGTATAATGAATCGTCAGTGTCAAACCAATAAGTTCCGTCTGCCGGAGCACCTGCTGGTGCATCGTTTGATCCTGAAAGTTTTCCTAGGTCTACATCTGCTCTTAATACATACGCTCTATTTGCTACGCCTAGATATGAATAAGCCGCTTGTAAACCATACTCGTTTAATTCATTACCGTGTAATGCGTTGTTTGAAGAGTCTGTGTAGAATGTTGGATTCCCAAAGGTCTCTGTTAATTCTCTTTGACTAGTAATTAAGTAAACTTTGTTTTTGTTCGTTGCTAGTGTACCTGCCGCAGTTCCTGTCCCTGTGCCCGATGGTTTGCTTTCAGCAGTTGCAACAACAATTAAAGGTGTTGTAGCACCAGCGGCTGGGGTATAGAAACTTTCATCAATTACGCTAACTTCAACTCCTGGTGATGATAGTGCCATTTTTTATACTCCTTGTATGGTTTTATATTTCTACAAGTATTTATACAGATATCAGGAAAACGCTATATAATATGCATGTTAAAAAAGGGGTCGAAAAGGGCGTGGTAAATACAGTTATGAGCAGATCATTATGTAAACAATGTAAAAAAAGACCTGTTGCAATTAATTACTATAAAGGTAAAAAACCGTATTATAGAAGCAAGTGCGATAGTTGTGCTAGTGGAAGATCCCCAGGAGTGCCTTTTTGGCATAAAGCAGGGTATAGACAAAAAACTAAATGTGACAAATGTGGATTTTCAAGCAAACATAAAGAACAGTTTAATGTGTATCATATAGATGGTAGTTTAACAAATTGTAAGCATAGTAATCTAAAAACTATTTGTGCTAACTGTCAACGATTGATGCAAGAAACTGGTGCTATTTGGAAGCAGGGAGACCTAACACCTGACTTCTAACAGCATTATGCAGACTATCTAAATCAGTGTCATTTTCAATAACATCGTCAACTTTTTCACCGATCCATGCATATTCACTAATATGTACTTCAGGATGTTTTTCTTTCATTTTGTCAACAAATACATAATTCTTCTTATTCATACTTTCTCTTTGTATTCTATTTTGCGATTCAGCCTCACTAAACCACAATGGATCAGGACCACGTTTAATACGGTATACTTTACCTCGTAGTCTTTTTATCATCTTAATTTCATTTGGAAAACGCACATCGGAAATAACTGCGTCTTGTTTCATTTGTAGTAGTTTGCTTTCTAAACTAGCAATCCATATATCATCGTGGAAGTTTTTTCTTAATACATCGGTGCCCCAGTACTGTAATACCCAACGGGGCGTAAGTTCGGGAATGCCTAACTTTTCTGACCACCATTCGTCGACTTGTTCTCGCCATTCGCGTGATTCAGGTGTATTACCTTCTAATGCTTCTCTGTCCCAACCAAATATAGCCGAAACTGCGTCTTTAAGTGTAGTAGCAAAACTTACACGTTTAAATCCACCTTCACTGACAAGAGTATCAGCACAGGTATCTTTTCCAGAGCCTATTAGCCCAACAAATCCTACGATCATAGTAAAGTTATGTATCCCATGTAAAAGTTTATTATATGCTAGTAGAACAAAAAAGTCAAGTCTTTTTATCCAATTACGAACGATAATGGTGTAGAACCGTCAACATAATTTGCCAAATCTTGTTCTAGTTTTTCAATATCTGCGGAAGCATCTGCTTTTAAAGCATCACCGTTTAGAGATGTTCCACCTTGGGGGGTTGAAATTGTAGCAAATTTACCACGTGCTTCACCTATCATATATTTGGATACAGCAAGGGTATAATCCTTTAACCATTGTCCTGCATATGGATCAGATAGAAGTACAAAGTCAGGACGCTGATTATATACTGCCATCATAATACTTTCAGTTCCTCTTGGTCTTTGCATTATTGTTAATTTATGATTTACAGGATCGTATTTAAAATTAATAAATGATCCAAACATTTTGCCTACTAATTCTTGATAACCAGCAAATGCAAAATATGTTGCAAGGCCGCCCATCTGTGTTGAACTTAATAGATACGTATTTGTGTAAGCAAGGTTAAACGGTTCAAATACTGTACCGCCTTGGCCGCCGCCACTACGTGAGCCTATACTTCGACGAAATACTTCTTTTACACTTTGTATTTCATTTGGAAGAATATAATCATTTGTATCTTCTTGTAATTCTAAAAATGCATATGATTCTTCTACAGCATTTTCGGATCTTTGTCTAAATTTTCCTAATGCTTTTTCTAATGCTATCTCATAATGATCGATATCTAGTTCTACGTCAATCATACCGTCGCCAAGCATAATTCGGACGTATCTAAATAGTTTTGATTTTGCTGTATCTAATTGTGTGCTCATGCTATTATTTATTCGATTGTCATTGCAATAAATACATTTACTATGCCAAGATTAAGTTTATACAAACCAGAGAAATCTGC